ACTACAGCATTTGTTGCTTCTTTTGGAAAATTGTCTATTGTAGAATCTGTAGCTGCTATTGTAAAGTCTTCATTAATTTTTACTAGCTTACTATCATTTGAAGATGCGCTTGCTGGTAATGTATAAATTCTTTTGTTTTCTAAATAATATACTGGGTCAGAGCTTGTAGCAAATTCCATATAGTTAGAATCTAATGCTCTACCAGATTGACTTGCGTGTATCTCTCTACAAGGCATTAGTACATCGCTATTATTTTCGTCTTTTCTTAAAACGTGTAATATTTTAGTATCTTCTATGCCCTGAAAACTTGTAAACTCTTGTATTTCAGACATTCTATTTAATAAAGCCATAGGTAAAACATCAATGATTTCTCTAGCACCAGCAACAAGCCAGTCTGCTATAGCAACATCGTCAGTACTACCAAAGCCTGTCAAATCATCTATTCTTGTTTTAAAATCAGCCATTATCTTCCTTGTCCTCTATACTTTTTTGTATAATTTTTATTACTCAATTTATTTCCGTACTTAGTATTTTTACTAAGACCTTGTCTTGTCTTCTTCTTGCCATTTGTATTTCTGACTTGTGTTCCAAAACTTGGTCTTGACATTACTTTCTCTTTCTACCATTTTGTTTTCTAGCAAATGTACGCACATTTGTAGGCTTTCCCCCTACTCCTTGCTTCTTCGCTCTCTTTCTTCTTACAGCACTTCTTTTCTCTGATGCTGTCATGCTTGCTGCTTTTGCAGCTGGTACACACTTAGGATATTTTCTTTTACTACCTTTGGCAGATTTTCTACCACATTTTTGATAGTCTCCATCTTTTTTCTTAGAACCTATGTCTACCCAGTTCTCACTGAACCATTTCCTAAGTCCACCTCTGTAAGCCATTAATATTTACCGCCACGTTTTTTATATTCTCTTACAAGCCAAGCATTAGCATAAGCTGATGGATAAACATCAAACTTACGCTTAGCTGCTGCCTTAACTCTAGAATATAGTGCCTTATTCTTTGGTGTAGGCTTACTACTTCTTTTTCTTTTTACTGACTTTATTTTTCTTGCCATAAACTTTTTTCTTCATTTTTTTTCCTGCATGATAAGGCATAGTTTTTTCTCCCTATAATTTAATTCCACTTAATCAGTGAGTTCATCTTCTTTTCTCTTGCTTTCGCATTTTTTTTCTGCACTTGCTCTATATGGTCTCCCATACTTTTAGAACCAAAGTCTATTTGGTCAGTTCTAATCGCTCTTGCCATAGGAGTATCTCTCATAACAAATTGCGTGCTCCACTTAGGTGGATGTGCACGTTCACCACAAGAAGGACAGTTAAACATACCTTCTGGGTTTGGTTTACTACAATGCTGACACTTAGCCATTATTTATAAAGAATTATATATGCAACTCTAGTAGCATCAAGCTTTACAGCTTCAGTTGAAATAATTGTATTACTGTCGCTATCTAAAGTGTTTACAAAAGTTTTAATGTCATTAGCTAAAGAACCAGACTCACTGTCTGCTTTAGTGCTTAAATCGTTAATAATTACTTTTACATTTGCGTTATATACTGCCATGTTATCTCCTATTATTTAAAATTCTTTTAGCTGTTTGGGAGAGCGTTTAAACGCCCTCCCCAGTAGCTTAACTGTTATACGTTACTTGATGCTTGACCAGCTGATATATCTGATACATCTGCTGCGTTACCAACAACTAACCAGTTGTCTCCATCACTTACGCATTTAATGTACACTTCACCTGCTGCTGCACCAGAAGCGATGATTAACTCATCGTCTGCTGCTCCGTCAAAAGCGACGTTTGCAGGAGTTGCAGTTTCACCGTCAAATACAGTTCCTAAGAAGAAATCAGTACCATCCTTAGCTTGGATAGTTACGATTCCATCTAGAGCTTCATTAACCATGAACTCATAGTATACACCTTCGTTACCTGAAGCAGCAGGAAGATTTACATTTGTATCTCCACCTGTTGCTCTTAGGATAACTAACGAACCACTTTGGTCAGCAACCAAAGCACGTGTTGTTGTTGTATCTTGTACAACAACTAATCCATGTACATTTTTATTAAATGCACCTGAGTTTGATTCTAGTACTCTTGCTCTAGCCATGTTATACTCCTTCCACATTGATTAAGTAATGAGATTCTGGTAAGCATACCTCAAGACCTGCTTCAGTAAGAATCATGTCTTTTCTCAAGTCTTCATCAGCGTTTTGAACGTTAGTCATAACTTGAGTATCTCTATTAACACCGTTACCAATCAATGGTCTGTAGTATAATTTGCTCATATCAGCCATCAACATTAAACCAGATGAATGACCTCTGAATAATGGTTCTTTAACCATGTATACAGAACCGTGGATAGTGTTGATTTCCATTAACTGGTGACCAAACTGTCCTGATAATTCATCCATGTTCATTTGATACTGAGTTGAAGCAGTTGACACATCTGAGAAACTACCACTACCCATTTTGTTGAAGTAAGAAATTACAGGAAGAGAAGCTAATGCTAATCTTTCGTTACTTCCACCTCTTGCTGGGTCAAATAGTACTTCAAAGTCGCCTAATAAAGCGTCATAAGTTAATTCAGATGTTGCATAAGTTTTAGCATAAGCTTTACCTGATACATATTCTAAACTATCTGTACCACCTTTAAAAGTGCTGTTTTTAATAATGTGTCCTACTAGACCTTCAGAATATTGAATGCCATTTACTCTTGCTTTTTGGTTAAAAAGCATAGCTCTTTCAATATCAATTTTGTGCTCTCTCATTTTCATAGCTAGCACTCTTTCAAATTCGTTAGAATATCCACGAAGTTGAGTTGCGTATGCAGTGTTTGTAATCTCTGCAGCAGTTTTGAAGATTTGAGTATATCCAAATCCATCATCAATGCCTTCTGAGAATACGTCTGGTGACCCAGTACCTTCTCCATAAGCTGAACCGATGATTTGACATCTGTCATCATCAGCAATGCTGTCAGAACCAGAAACGCCTGAAACAGAAATACATTTAGCTTGGAAAGTAGTATCTGCACCGTTATCTACAGGTGCTGTTTCTACTCTTAAGATTGCATTTCCATATCCTGCTGTGTCTGCTGCTCCAACAGTTCTAACTGCAATTACCATACCTTTAACTAAGAAGTCAATAGATGCTGGCGATGATGCATTATCATCTACAGTTATTGTGTAATCTGTACCTGCTACTACAGTTCCTACAGCTCCATCAATGAAGAACTCTCTACTTGTGTAACTAATCTTTGACCTATCTTCAAGATAACGGAACAAAGAATCGTCAGTAGGAAGTTTAGCTGTTTTTGATAAGTACACGAAGAATGGTGATTCTTCAGGTGCTAATTCAGCGATTCTGTCGCTGAAGTTAAACAGTCTTCTTTGGTCAGGAGCAACACCAGTGCCAGCAGCACCAGTAGCTGTAGTGGAAGCAGTTAGATTACTAGCTTTAAGTTGTCCACTTGTTATTGCCATTTTAATTCCCCTTTACGTTTTATTTTTTTACAATACTGCCACGTATAGAGCGTGTATTACCAGCTTTCAAAATATTGGACCACATATTATCTTCATCAGATGTTTTAGGAGGTTGTCCACCTTGAACTAAACCAGCTGACTTAGGTCTTTGTTGTGCTCGTTTTACGCTTTCAATATTTTGATTTACTTGTGGTAAACCGTTTTTATTTGTATTCCATACGTTAAACAGTGTATCTAAAGGAAGTTGTTCTTTAGGTTTTGTAACAAAATCTACAAAGTCATTTGCATCAGCTTCAGACATCTTGTATTCAGTTTGTGCTCTTAATTTAAGAGTGTCCACTTGACGCTGTGCTTCTAAGCGACCCATATAGTCTCTCATTCTTGAGCTAACAGCATCGTCAATCTCTTTTCGTCTTAATTGATACGATTTACTATTTGGATTTGTATACGCATCCCAAGGATTAAATTCCTCTTCATTTATTTGTATTTGCTCTTTGTCCTGTCCTTTACCCCCTGTTAAGTGGTCTCTAACAACGTCTACCAGTTCAGGATTATCCTGAAATAGTTTTGCTACTGGTCTTACTTTGTCTAACTCAGCCTGAGCTTTATCATACATAGACTGGAATTTACGTACCTCATCTTCTTTTGGTACGTCAGAACTCAAATCCTGTTGAATCTCTGGCTCACTTAAGTCATTATTTTCAGAAGTTTCAGAACCTTCTAAAGTTTCATTTTCATTTATATATTCGTCACTCATTTTATTTTCCTTCCGATGTGCTGTTTATTGTTCACCAATATCTTCTGACAGTAATGAATTTATTCCAGCCTGCACCTGTTGTTCTTGTTGACGTTTGGTTCTCTCTGTATTTACTTTCTGTTGAGCCTTTGCTCCAGTAACCACTTTATTAAGTTCAGATTTAAATTTCTGTACCTCAACACGTTTTCTGTCAGACATAGACTCTCTCTGGGCAGTTTGTAAATCTCCAGATAGAAGTTTTATTTGGTCTTGTAATTGACTAATAATAGCTTGCATTCTTTGTACTTCGCCAGTACGTTGCAAGACACCTTCTTTGTCAAAGATTTCTGTTTTCTTTAACGCTTCGGTTCTATCAATCAATCCTAACTGATATGCTTCTAGATACATTTGATATTCAGCGTGTTTGTTATTAGGCATTGTTGAACCTGAAACAACACGAACATCAAACTGTCCTGAAGTAATATCATTTTCTATTTTGACCAATTCTTTTGTTTTATCATCATACAATCTATTGTTAATAGCAAACTGTGTAATATCATTGTTTGGTTGTACGATTCTAAATTTCTTTTCAAATGTGTAATGTTCTTTAGACATTTGATATAATACTTTCCCAAGCTGTTGCAATGCCATTTCAATGTCACGCAACTTAGAAGCACCACGACCTTCTCCCATTTGTGCTAGTAGCATTGTGCCACGTACACTTTGAGGTGCACCTTCTTTGAACCCCTGTAATAGCTCAGGAACTCCGAAGTTTAAGTCAATATAACGCTCTACTTGATTGATAAGAGCATAAAACTGACTTGTTAAAGGTTGTGGAGAAGGAAAATGTGGTTCTCCATAGCTTGGGTCATATTCTATTACAGCATTAGGATTAGCCCAATCTTTCTCAAGTTGTGAAATACTTTCCACACTTCCTTGTGGTACTAATAGTTTTAGACCAGCAGAAGTTTGAGCATGAGACAATGCAAGAGAGAATAATTTATTAAGTAGTCTCTGCATATCTTTAACTTTATTCACATCTGATTTAGGATATGGTGTATTAGTCCATATATTTGGTATAGGAACGATAGGATAAGTATCAGTGTCCAATATAGTTTCATATAGAAGGACTTGTCCTAATGATGCTGTAACTTTAATTCTCGTTTGTGGTATTTCTACAAAAGCATAAGTATTGTTATTGAATTTAGCTTCATTTTCAGCTATAAACATTTCAAATGCTTCTGCACTCATAATTGTTTCAGTATTGTTTTGTTGGTCAGCTACTCTATAATAAGGAACTCTTACTTTGCTGAAACGTTCAATAATACGATAACGTTGTGTTATGGTATTCTCATAATCTTTATCTTCTACTTCAGCAGGTGTAAATACATTCTGTGAGTTTTTCTGCTGCGAGTCAGGATAATCATCATAATAGTCAGACATATTGTGTGTTTCAATATTTGGTAGAAACTCTTCTACATCTGGATATAAATCTAATAATTGTTCTCTTGTTAAGATGGTAGACATCAAAATGTTTGCAGCATCTTTAAAATACCTGTCTCTAGAAGCAGGGTCTACGTACACTCTGAATGGATTGACATGAGTAAACATAACTTCTCCTCTACCATAATCTGCTTCTGGTTCTACATATGCATAAAAATAACCAATACCAGCAGTTGCATAATCGTGTACAGCTTGTTTGAAGTGATGCTGCCCATCTGATATATCATAGATATATTCTAATAACGTTCTCCAAACATTAGCTAATTTCGTATCTGAATCTTCTCTAGCAGTAACACCAAACTTTACAGGTCTTGATGTCATAAGAGATTTTAGTTTATCTATAGCAGCATAGATTCTATCAATAGTGAAATCTGCTTGACCTACAGATTGTAATACTTCTGACTCTTCTGCTGTATAGTGATTCCCTAGTGTAAAATCTATTGCATCTCTAGCTTCAACATCCCAATCTCTTCTAGCTTCTGCATAACGTTGAAAAATTTCTCTATTTTCTCTTGCTTTTATGTCTTCTTTGATTCTTGACATTATTTAACCTTCATTTGTTGTCTGCGTTTTCTATCTTCTTTGATAGCTTTTTGTTCTTTCATTAGACCTCTAGTTGGTAAATAATCTACTTTTCCTGCATCTCTTTGAGCATTATACTCTGCTCTTCTTAAATTTTCTGCTTCAACAGTGAATCTGTCCATAAACTTTCTTGTTTTATCTTTGGTCTTTTTACCAAAGTTGTAAAGTCTTCTTCCTAAACCTTCTGTATCTATTTTCATGCCTGCTCCATATACGGTTGTAAAAATTCTTTATAGAACTCTTTGTTTCTACCTAATCTTCTTCTTTTGCCCTCTGGGTCTCTAAATACTCTTTCATACTGCTTAAACCCAGGTCTTCCTGTGTCGTCTTCTAATACACCATCTACATTATTATGCATTAAAAATTTTGCAGTAGTTGGGAACTTTTCTAGCCCCCCTAAGTTAAAACAGTAATCAGCTAAGGCATATTTTAGCCTATCATCCACATCAGACCATTTTCTATTTCTGCTTATACAGAAATTTTTAGCTTTTATAAAAGAAAGTTCTGCTTCATGCCATAAGAGGTCTTGTACCTCTCTTTCGCTCAAACCTGTTTTCTCATAAGTATTTTGTTCTTCAAGCGTTTTCAGCTTGTAGCCGTACCCAATGGTTTTTAACCCACCTTCAGGTGAGTCGTACGGATAAAACTTTTCCCCTACTTTATTTGCGTACCCTTCTACCCTTTTTAAGTAGTCAATGTATTGTTCTAATGTATAATCAGATACCATAACCCTGTTTAATTTAAAACAGCCTTTTAGGCGATTTCTCATATTTTTAATCCAGTCATCCAATTTATTTTTGTACGTGCTTGTGTTGGAAAATCGTCTGGTCTTTCATACTCATCATTTTGCATTACTCTACTTCTAGGTGCTTTAGCAAAAAAGTCTGCATAATACAATCCATCTAGCAAGTCATCATGCTTTCCTTTTGGAAACTCAAAGATTTCATCTATTAGTTCTGAATGCTCTTTTTTGATGTATAACTTCTTACTATTAATAATACTACCTAAAGACATTTCTAGTCTGTCTTCTTTTTTAATACCATGTGGAGGTCTTACTCCTTTGTTAATACCAGGTAATAATCTTTTTTCTTGACGTGCCATACGTT